CCGGTCGCCTTGTTGAAGGCTTCCCAGCCGCCATAGGGCGAGGTCTGAAGCAGGGTCACGCTGGTGAGCTTGCCGCTCACCTTCGCCACGTAGGTTCCACCGATCTGAACGTCTTTCGCTTTCATGGTCAGGTCTCCAGGTTGGGGTCAGGGGGAAGAAAAGGCCGTCCGTGGCCGGGGTTGATTCAGTCGTTTTCGTCGTCGCGGTCTTCGTCGTCCTGCTCCTCGATGTCGTCGCTCTCCTCGGCTTCAAGCTCATCGATCGTGTCTTGAAGCGTGACCATACAGCCGCGATCGTCCAGACATCCCTCGATGTTGTTGATCCAATAGCTTTCGGCGCGTCGGCCAATCATGCCGGTCCCTCGCATGATGTCTCGGGCTTCAGCAACCAGTTCCTCGAAGCGCTCCTTGAGATTTTGCAGTTCGCTGGCCTTGTCGGTGGCCTCGGTGCGGGTCAGTTTGTTGCTCATCGGTCGTTTCCTTTCAGGTTGTCGGTCGTTTGTCGTCTCTATATATACTATACGCAACCAGTCCTCTTGTGACAAGAGGCTGGCAGGAATTTTGCCGAGATTTTTTTTGATCACTGACACGAGTGGTTGAAGAGTGAATCCATGTGGCTAACCCCGGCGGCACACCCGAGAATCTTAAACCTTGGCCGAAAGGCGTTTCCGGCAACCCCGGAGGCAGGCGTAAACAGCCCGACATTGACGCCCTCGACAAGCTCATCAAGGAGATGGCAGCTGAACCGAGCATTGCACGGACATGGCTCACGGCTGCACTCGGCAACGTCAAGGCTGGCATCCCGCCCAACCCAGCGCTGTTCAAGCTCCTCATCGAGTATCGCAACGGCCGGGTGCCGCAGGATCTCAACCTGACCTATGCCGACAGCGACGAAGCAAAGCCCCGCATCGAAGTGCCCGACGTGGACCAGCGACCCAAGAGACGAGCGCGTGGACGTAAGGCTAAAGCGTCGGGCTCAAACGGGGACGTTCCCTCGTGAGTGCCTGATCTCGGGTCCGGCTGGGACCGGCAAGACGTTACCGATCCTTCGATTCATCCACTGCCTCTGTTGTGATTATCCGATCCGTTGTCTGATCATGCGAGCGACCCGCAAGAGCCTGACTGAATCCGCCCTCGTGACCTATGAAGAAGAGGTCTTGGCGCAGGATGACATGGATTTTCTGCGCATCGGCTGTAGCCGGACTCATCGCCACGCTTACAAATATCCTATCGGTTCCACGATCGTCTGCGCCGGCCTGGATCATTATGAGGATCGTATCCTCTCGACGGCCTGGGATGTCGTGTTTGCGAATGAGGCAACTGGCATACGTCAGGAGGTATGGGAAACGCTCGCGTCCCGAATGCGGCGTCCTGGCCGGGCAGGTCGGTTTGGTTGGATGCTGGCCGACACCAACCCCGCCAGCCCCGATCACTGGTTCTTGAAGCGCGTCGAGGCCGGTACCACCGAGCACTGGGAAACGACCCACCGGGCCAATCCCCGCATGTTCGATGGCCACGACTGGACGCCGGAGGGGCTCCAGTACCTCGACCAGCTCCACGGGCTGACCGGCCTGCGGCGCAAGCGGCTCCTCCAGGGCCTCTGGGTTGCTGGCGAGGGCGTGTGGTTCGATCAGTTCGACCCGGACGTGCACGTCACCACCGACGCCGAATTCGATGAGGCCCTGCCCGTGCATTGCTCGATCGATTCGGGCGTGCATACCGGCGCGGTCATGCTCCAGTATCGCGATACGTTGGAGGGGCCTTATGTCAACATATTCGCTGATTACTTCGCAGAGAGCCAATCCGCCGAATCTGCCGCCAGGGCCATCCTCGACCTTCTCGGTGTTCACTGTCCCGACGCACGTAGGCGCATATCTACGGATAGCGCAGGGGGGGCTCGCAATCCGGTGGGGCCATCCGTCATTTCCGAATACGAGCGATGTGGCCTGCGCGGCACCAGCGGAATCGAACAGTGGCCCAAGTACCCAGGCTGCGTCACGGCTGGATTGGCCACCGTCGAGGCCCTGATCGGCGATACCAGACGCGGCTGCGGGCTCAAGATCCATCCCCGCTGCCGCCATACGATCAATGCTTTCCAAAGCTACGTCAGAGCCAGACGTGCAAATCAGTGGATGGATTACCCCGAAGACCCGCAGCATCCGTTTGAAGACATGATCGATTCTATACGTGGCGTGCTGTCGCTCCTCCTGCCGGAAGGCCGCAAGCCGCCGATGAACCTGCCGCGCATGAAGGCCGGCCGGATCTTTTGAGAGATTGACCCATGCCTGAACAGCCGCCACCACCAGCACCAGTCGCGCAGACGCCGCCCGCTCCACACCCTGACTTCAACCGACCGCCAGCGGCACCAGGCGAGAACCGGCCGCAACCTGTCTACATGGACGCGGCCATGTACCAGGCATGGGAAGCCGAGCGGCTCGAATTGGTCAAGTTCAAGCAAGAGGCCCAGAAGCAATTTGAGGCCAAGGAAGCCGAACGCCTCGCCGCGCTGGCGAAGGCGGGCAAGATCGAAGAGGCACTGACCGAGACTCGCAATCAAGGCGAGATCAAGCACCGTGAGGCCGAGCAGCGCTATCAGGCGCTCGAATCAGCCTGGCTCGCGGAGAAGAAAGCGGTAGAGATCGCCGCAGCCCTCAACGGACGCTCGTTCGTCGGGCAAGATCCGGCCAAGACGGCGGCACTGGTCCGCAGGCTATTGGCCGACGAAATCGAGGCGGCTCGGGACAGCCAGGGCAACCCGATCGTCTATGACCGGACCACTCGTCGGCCGGCCTCTGACTACCTCCGAGAGAGGCTAGACAGCCCTGAATTCGCGGTGTTCTTCGCACCAACTCAGCGCGGCGGCGCGGGAACTGACGGAACCCGCTCCGCAGGCCCACCACAACCCATCCAGCCCGGTTCGGTCGAAGCGATCGCAGCCCGCTACAAGGAGCAAGTCTCTTCTGGTTTCGGGCTTTCCCGCGTCTCATAACATATCTTGATCAACCTATCCGTCGAGGTGAGTCATGCCACTGTATGATCAAAGTTTACCGAACACTCAATGGACCAGCGTCAATGCTGGCGTCATCCCGGAAGACGTTTTCGGCGTTGCCATCAACTGGTTCGTCAACCGCACGCCGCTGACGACCCGCTTGCCTCGCGGGCCTGTCGGCTCGGCCAACTTCAGGATCACCAACGACAACTACCGGCCGCGATCGGTGGCGCTGGGCACGAGCTGCACGTCGGGGCAGGGGACGCTCGTCTTCGTGGACGCCTCCAGCTTCACGGTCGGCGATGTCGTGCAGGCCGATTCCGAGCTGATGCTGGTGACAGCGGTTTCCGCAACCACGCTCACCGTCACCAACGCCTATGCGGGCACGTCGGCAGCGGCTCACACGGCACCCGTGCCCGTGTATCTCATCACCAACACGCGGACGGGTGCCGAGATTGACGTGGTTGGCATCAGCAGGACGCCGGTCACGATCATCCAGCCATGCCAGACGGTGCAGCACGCTTATCAGGTCGGCGGGGCCTTGCAGGCAGACGACAACTATTACGGCGGCTTCATCACGCCGCTGGCTCGTGACAAGATGCTGGCCGTGCAGCATGTGATGGACGACTTCGAGAGCGCCTGTTATTACGGTGCTGGCGTGGCAGTCGCGGCGACCGGCACCAGGCCGCTCATGAAGGGATTCAAGACGCTGCTCACGACCAACAACAACGCCAGCCCAACCAACGCGACGGCGTACAAGCCCTCTGACCTCGTGCGCGACACGATGCAGGCGTGTTTCCAGAGCGGCGGCAATCCCAACCTGATGCTCATGTCCACCGACTTCATGACCGGGATGGCCGTGTGGGGCCACGCCGCCCAGCGTCTCCAGGCCGGGGCCAACGTCTTCGGTACGCCCATCGATCTCTTCGAGGCTCCGTTCCTGTCGGGCATCTCGATCATCCCCGCGCCGCTCCTGCGGGCAGGCACCGTGCTCTGCCTGTCAGGCCCCGAGGTCAGGATTCGTATGAAGCGCGACATGATCGACAAGCCGCGCGGGTCACGCGGTGACGCATTCGAAGGTGACGTTATAATGGAAGGGGCAATCGAGATCGCCAACGAGGCGCACCACGCGATGGTGAGCGGTATCACCGGCTTCGCTGCGGCGTGATGAGACGAGATGAAATACTGGCGACTTTTCGACCATCCTACATATAAAGGACAAAGCATGGCAGATCCAATCAAGGGCCACGAATCGCATCCGGCAGCCGTTGCCAAGGCCGCGCCCAAGCACCCGATGACCGACAAGGCCAACGCGCTGCTGGAGAAGATCGCCAAGGTGGATGAGAAACACCGCGAGGAACTGGCCAAGCTCCGAGAGGAAGCTGCGGCGCTCTATGCCGAGGTCTCAGCCGAGAACCTGTCACCGACCAACCTGGGCGTGTTCCACGCAACGCAGGCCGGGATCGATGCCGAGCTGAACTACCTTGACCCTGATTGCATCGCGACGAAGCCGGCAGCACTGGTGGAACCGGAGAAAGCCGAGGCAAAGCATGGCCAAGGATAAATATGTCTTTCCAGGCATGACGCCGTTTTTCACGCAGGTTGCTACTGACCTGGGGCTCGATCCGCACCAACTCGGGCGGGCCGTCCAGGGCTGGCACATCGCCCAGCTTCAGCAACTCCTCGGGCAGCTCCCCAGGCTCGATCCGGACTCCCAGCAGAAGATGCTCGACGAACACGTCTACCCGATCCTCGAAAGCCTGGACGGGGCCAACGAGGCGGCGAAAGCGGCCGTTGCTGATGCCGTGGCCGGCTGCGGCATCGCCGCTCCCAAGCGGCTGAAGTCCGAGAAGAAAGCCACCAGTGGCCACGCTCAGCGTTAGTCCGACCCGCGTGCGGGCCAACCAGACCAAGGTCATCACCTTCGTGGGCAGCGGCACGGCCTGGGGTGCGCCTACTTTCACACCCTCGGGTGTGGTCGGGGTGTCCTGCGGTGCCGTGACCGTCCTCAGTGCCACCACGGCAACGGCTCCGGTCACATATGGGGCCAATCCAGGCACGGTGACGTGGACGGATTCCACGACCGGGGCCACGACCCACCAGCTTATAGGCGGTCGTATCACACCCCTCTGGGCACCTCACCGGCCATACCGCTAACGCATGGCGCTAACTCCCAACTCTGCTCTTCTCGCCAACCCCGCGACGATCGTCTATAGCGGCGGCGTCATGAACATGGGGTTTCCGACGATCGAGCTCCCCACGGGGCAGATCGTCAAGACTCCACACGTCGAGTGGACGCTCAATCAACTTCGCTGGCGCTGGCTGCTGGACTCGTGGGAGGGCGGCGAGGCGTACCGCACGGCGATCTACGGTACGGACGTGCGCGGCATGCCGATCAGAAACATGATCCGCCACAAGCGGGAGTATCCTGCGCCCACCGATCAATCCTACTCCCGCCAGGTGGGCAGGCCACCGGGAACGGACATGGCCAACCAGGCGACCGATGACGATTACGAGCTACGGCGGGCACGCACGCCGGTCCCCGGTTTCCTCGCCGAAGTCGTGGATCGACACCTGGGCAAGATCTTCAAGAAGGAGGTCAAGCGGGACGGCCCTGACGCGATCGAGCAGTGGTGGGAAGATGTCGATGGACGCGGAACGACAATGGATCAGTGGATGGCGGAAACCGTCGCGCCGCTCCTGCTGGTCCTCGGCCAGCTCGATATCTGCCTCGACCATCCACCGGCACCTGAGCGTGAAGACGTGCGCAGCCGGGCCGACGAGATGCGGCTCGGCCTCGATGCGGTCGTGGCCTCGTACATCCTGCCCGAAAATGTGTGCTGGTGGGTACTCGACGCACAGGGCGAGTATGAAGAGATCATCATAAAGGAAATTCAGGAAGATCAGTCAATCCGATACTGTTACTGGAATGAAGAGGTTTACGCACGTTACGATCTCGACGGCGACATCATCGGCAGCCCCACGCCGCACGATTACGGCGAGGTGCCCATCATCCGTATCTTCGATCGACGCCGGCCGCGTGCCTGCAACGTCGGTCTGCCGCGCTACGAGATGATCGCGGAGATGCAGCGCGAGTATTACAACAAAGACTCGGAGCTGATCCTGTCGGACACCACCCAGGCACACCCCCTCCTGCAAGGCCCCGAGGATTACGTGCAGGGCGATGGTACCATACCCATCGGGCCGGCGTGGCTCTTGCCCAAAAAGAAAAACATGGCAGGGGCCACGGCCGTCTACGAGGGGTTCGAGGTCGTGACGTTTCCCAAGGACGGGGCGGACTCGATCCGGCTCAACCTCGACCGGCTCCGCGATGGCGTCGATCGCCTGGCGGGCCTGACCAAGCCGGCCGGGGCTCAGGGGACGGGCGGGCAGACCGTGAGCCAGTCGGGTATCTCCAAGCAGCTCGACGCCGATGTCGGGCATGACCTTCTCGGCAACATCAGCAAGACATTGGAGCGGGCCGAGCAGGCTATTGCGGCTTTATTCTGGTTCGTCGAGGGCAATGGCGATCCGCAAGAGGCAATGGTCGCTCAGACCCAGATTCAATACGGGACCGAGTTCAACCTGCAAAGCGCCGACGATATCGGCAAGCTCACGGATCGATTCCAGCAGGTCATCG